CGCCGCCGACAACACCGCGCAGACGATCACCCTGATCACTCTGCCCGCCGACAGCATCGTCACTGACGCCGCGACCCACTTGGTCACGTCGTTCCAGTTGACTGGCACGACCGCGTACAACAGCAACACGATTGTTGTTGGCGTCAGCGGCACGACCGATCAGTTGATCGCTTCCCAGCAGATCAACACCAACGGCACTCCGGTGACGACCCGCCGCTTCAACAGCAACACCCCTGTTGCCTATACAGCGAGCACCCCGATCATCGCTACCGTTGCCTCGATGGCCTCGTATGACCTGCTTGAGCTGAACGCTGGAGAGATCCACGTCTTCCTCGCAGTCAACGACCTCAACAAGCTCTAAGAGCGTCTTAACACACTGCCGTCCGCACTGCGTATGCGGGTCGGACGGCAGAAGTTAGGATGTCAGATCAAATATTCTCCGATCTGGTCGGAGACATGGATGACGAGCTGGCTCACCTTGTCAAAGAGGAGCTGCAGACAGGATGGCGCGCACAACAAGTGATGGCCGCTATCGAAGCTCGCAAAGCCAAACAGGTCAACGACCAGTTAGAACACTGCACTGTAGACGGCATCGGCCAACACGTCATGGACGTTCCGGCCGATGCTTATTTTGCATGGCAGAAGCATCTCGGTGACGGCTGCTGGTCTGACAAAACATTCCGCCACTGGTTTCTAAAACGGAACCCTGAGTGCGCGATTAACTACACCCCGCGCAAAACCACCGTCCTCGTTCCTTAAAATGCCGATCCCGCAATCAGTCTACGGCTACGCGGTGCGCAATCCCTACAAGAGCGAAGACACTTGGTTCGCCATGAACACCAACGTCACCGGCATGGCAGCAGAAGACGGCCGCATTGTTCTTAATCCCTACAGCGGACTCTCAGACGAAAACAAGGCCGCTGTCGCCAAGAACGAAGCCATTCGATTGTTCATGCGGGAGAACAAGATCGACCCGCAGTTTAAGGTCACGCCGGATCAGGTGAAGTCGCTCCAAGGCACAGCTTACGGAACAAACGAACCGGCGCTCCGGCAGACGCTTGTTTCCCGCATTTTGACCAACGACCCATCAGCCGGAAACGTCACTGACGAGCAGCGCAAAACGGCGCAGTCAATCATGCAGCAACTTAACAAGCGGAACGCAGCCAAACGATGAAACTCGACCGCGACAAAATCACGCGCATGATCAGCGACATCGATCAGGCGGACCACGACGGCTCCGGTTACCTGCATCGCAAGCTCAAGAACTTCAACGTCCGGTATTGTATCTGGGCCGGACAGAGCGACGACGGCCGCAAGCACCAAGCCTTCTACGGCAAGAAGGTTTTTCCTTGGGAAAATAGTTCGGACGTTTCCGTGCGAATGGCTGAATCGATAATTCGGGAGAGGGTAATTTCTCTCACGTCCGCATTCTTCAAGTCTCGCCTGCAAGTCCAGCCGGTTGAGGTGATGGACGCCCCGAAGAAGAACGCCGCCGAGACTGTGCTCCGCTGGCTCCTGCACAGCCACTGTGCCGACGACATGCGCCGCGAGATCCGGTTGGCTGCCGAGTTCCGCGAAACCTATGGCCTTGCTGTCATGGCTGTTGACTGGGAGCGCCAGACCCGCGTCGAGGTGAAGAAGTTCACGCTCGAAGAAGCCATGATGATGATCGAGGAGACCCAAGATCCCAACTTGCAGGCGCTCCTCGAAGTTGTCCTCGATCCGGCGCAGGAAGAGCTGGCCGCGGAGCTTCTCGGTCAGGTGGTGCCGGAGCTGGGCAGCGTGTCTAAGGTCCGCCAACTCCGCGAGAAGGGCGAGGTCGAGTGGGAAAGCCCCTATATTTATTCCAGCAAGCCGGTGGTGCGTGCTTTGGAAGCATGGGAGGACGTGATTTTTCCAATCCAGACCGACTCCCTGCAGAGGGCGCCCTTCATCGCCCGCCGCGAGCTGCTCAGTGAGTTCGAGCTGCGCGAGCGCGCCGCGCTGGAAGGCTGGGACAAGGAGTGGGTCGAGCGCGCGGTAAAGCATCGCGGCGAGATGAAGCGCATCCACATGAACATCCACCGCTCGGATCAGTTCTTGTACGAACAGATGCGCGACCTGATCGAAGTGTGGCACGTCTACCGCAAAGAGCACGACGACCGCACCGGCGCGACCAAGGTCACCCGCACCGTCGTCAACTACAGCATTACCGACTCCGTCGCCCTGCATGAGCTGATGCCCTATGAGCACGGATTGTATCCATTTGTAGAGCTGCCACGCGAGCGCAACACCCGCCCGCTCCTCGAAAGCCGCGGCATCCCTGAGATTGTCCAGTCGGCGCAGGAAGAGGTGAAGGTGCAGCGCGACTACCGCGTTGACCGCGCCAGTATCAGCATCATTCCCCCGCTCAAAGTGCCCGCTTCGCGCGGCCGCCTAGATCTCGTCCTCGGACCCGCCATGCAAATCCCTGAGCGCCGTCCGAATGAGATCAACTGGATGACGCCGCCGCCGTTTGACCAAGGCAGCATCGAGGTCGAGCAGGCAACCCGCGCGGACGTTGACCGCTACTTCGGACGAATGACCGAGAGCGTGAATCCCAACATCGCCATGCTGCACATGCAGGACTTGGCCGACTCATGGCTTCTCGACATGAAGGTCATGATGATCCAGATCCTCGCCTTGGCGCAGCAGTATATGTTGCCGGAGGAAATTTCTCGCGTCACCGGAAACGCCACGCCGTTAGCTGAAGGCGCCGCCGACATCCGCGGTCGCTATGACATCACTGCCGAGTTCGACGCGAGAACCCTCGATAACGCCGCCTTGGAGGCCAAGATGACGTTCCTGACCCAAAATCTAGTGCCTCTGGATTCAATGGGGGTTATCGACCGAGCGCAATTGATCAAGGTCATGCTCGGCAGCGTAGACCAGAACCTCGCCAACCTTCTTGTCAGGGACATCGGCGCCGCGACGCAGATGGAGCAAGAAGACGAACAAACCGCCTTCGCAAAAATCGCCGCAGGCACCGAACCCCCGCTCAAGGAGGGCGGCCAAAACGCGCAGGTAAGACTGCAAACCTTGCAGCAAATCATTCAGTCGAATCCCGCCGTCCAGCAGCGCTACCAGCAAGACGAAATCTTCCGCAGCATGATCGACGCGAGAGCACAAGCCTTCCAATTCCAACTGCAACAGCAGCAAAACGCAGTCATCGGCCGCACCGGCGCCCAGCCCGCGCTGCAAAAGATGGCACAGGAACAGCAACTCGGCATGTCCGCCCAACCCGCCGCCTAACCAATGCACCCCAACGTCTCAGTCAGAAACATCGCCGGTCTAAATATTCCGCAGCATAACGCCGTCGAGCTGAATTACGTCTCCACGACAAACAACCTTTCCACGGTGGTCTACAAGGAAGGCAGCCAGACCGTCGCCACGCTCACCTTCACCTATGTCGGCGGCACGCCGTCCTCGGATGACGCCAAGATTGCCACAGTGACCCGCAGCTAATGGCCATTAAGTTCAATCCGCTGACAGGCAACTTCGACTTCACCGGCTCCGGTGGAGGCGGCGGCGGCTCTGCCTTCTTCGCAGGCGAAGTGGCAACCTATGCCGATCTCCCGCTTGACGGATCGGCCGCATTGGATAGCCGCTGGCTGGTCCGGTCGAATTCCGGAACGTGGCCCTTCTCGTCCTACAAACAGGCTGGCGTGTATGTGCGTAAGGCCACCGTGGGCGCCAGCCGCGACAACGACTACCAGCTCACCGACACGTCATTCTTCGACGTGATGTCGGACGATAAGTTTTTGGTTTTCGACAACAGCGATGCCACGAAGGCGATGGCCTTCAATGTCGGCGCCAACGTCCCGACGTCCAGCACCGTCACGCTCACCGTCCCCGCCAGCTCCGGCACCATCGCCACGGTCAACGGCAGCACCAACCTCTGGATTCCCGCCTCGGCATGGATTCCCAAGACCACCGCAGGCTGCGGCGTGGACTCCCGCGAGACCACGACCAACGACCAGAACTTCGACGAACTCCTTTTCGACACCGGCAGCGACGAGCTTGCCGATGCGCTGGTAGTGATGCCGTCCAATTACAACAACGGCACAGTCACGGCCCGATTCTACTGGACTGCCGCAAGTGGCAGCGGTGGCGTGGCATGGGCCATCCAAGGCCGCGCCTTTGCCAACGATGACGCGCTCGACACGGCGGCAGGCACGGCGCAACTCGTCACCGACACGCTGATCGCGGCCAACGATATGCACATCACATCGGCCACCAGTGCCGTGACTATCGGCGGAACACCAGCAGCCAACACGCCGATTCAATTCACCATCTACCGCGATGTCTCGGATGCCGCCGACACCCTCGCCGTGGACGCCCGCCTGCTCGGCGTGGAGATTCTATTTAACTGACTATGAGGGCGCGGCATCGGCATTTAAACTTCAAGGACGCTGGCGCAGTCATTCACGTTGATTCACGCTTTATTAGCGGCTTGAGCAACAATGATGAAGTTACGTCTTGGAGTAACCGCGCAGCCGCCAACGATGCTGGGGCAATTTCTGGCGTGGCAACACCAAATTACATTACAGGGCAGCTCGCGGGCCAGCCGACAGTGCGTTTTGCCAACCTTGATGTTTTGCGTTTTGCAAGTGCTCCTGCGTCATTTTCTGCTGCGACTGTCATTTGTGCAGCAAAGCCGATAAGCGCATTAAGTAACGACAATAGCATTTTCTATTACGGAAATTCTCAAGATTTTGCCCCAAATTTCAACTGGGTTGGTGTTGGCAAAAACTTTGGATCGGCAAAGTGGGTTAGCGGCAACTACAATAACCCAACCGATAGATCGGTTGTTAGTTCTGCAAACTACGACACGACGGCTCGTATTGCGACTGGCGTCACTAATGACGGCGGAACTAATCGTCTTTTTTTGAGCGGCAGCTCGGATGGAACGGCGGTTTCCGTAGCCATCAGTATTAACGCAAGCGCATTGCCCATTATGGGACGACGAGGAGGCAACAACGTTGGTTACCTAAACGCTGACGTATACTCGGTTGCCCTGCTACCCGATGCCGTAACGCCGTCCCAGCGCAAGCGCCTTGAGCATTCATCAGCCTACTCCTTCAAAATCTCCTGCAACTAACCGCCATGACGCACCTTCGCTACGACAACCAGACCCGCACCGAAACGGACGAGACGGTCATCGCCACGCTCGTCCGCAAGGGGTGGGAAGTGTTTACGCCGGAGCCTGTGGTCGAGGTGCCGCTGAGTGTCACCGCCGAAGAACACCTCCGCAGTGTCGGCCTCGCAGGCGACCGCCAGCCCACACTTTTGTATCTGCGCCAGTCCCTCACCGCCGCAGGCAAAACCTGCGCCGAGCTGGACGCCGTCGAAGCCTACTTGCAGCAGATCCTCACCATGTTCGCCGCCAATCCGGCGCCGCGTAACGACTG